CAAAAATGAAAACAGAAGACATTAAAAAGATGGCGCAGGCTTGGCAGTCCGTTCAAGAAGCGTCAAAAAAGAAACTAGACCCAGTTGATCAGGATGAGCTTAAAGGTTCACACGCTGATCGTAAAGACAAAGATATTGACAACGATGGAGATGCTGATGCTTCTGATGAGTATCTTCATAACCGTCGTAAAGCTGTATCAAAAGCTATCAAAGGTAAAGACACAGAAGTCAAGGTGAACCCAAAAGTGGAATCAACTCTACCACGAGTTTATTCTCGTATTCTCGAGAATCGCGCTATGCACATGAAAGGTGCAGCTCCTGCAGATGCAGCTGATGTTGGCCAATCGCCTGGTGGTAAAAAGATGAAGGCTGACGTGGAAAAAGGTGCTACCTACAACAATTTTGACGAAAAGGGTCATGACGACGCGTCAAAAGCAGGTCGTATTACCAAGAAAGCTGCTGGCCGCGCAGGCGATAATGCAGCTGGCGACAAGAGTGTAGTTAACCCAGTTAAAAATACTACAAAGTAAATTATAGGAGAATATTATGGATATATCCCCACCAAAATGGGCAAAAAATGCAGTCGCAACTCTACGTGGATGGGTTGTAGGCAATGAGTTGGTAAAGTCTCAAAAGTTTACCCAGGATCAGGTTGATGAGTTCAATGGCGTCAAAGCTGATCCTGAACCTGTGATTGTTGAACCAACCCCTGTGTTGGTAGCAGATGTTGTTGAAGCAGCACCAGAGCCAATTATGGAAGCACCAAGTGTCGATCTTTCATCAATGACAAAGGCTCAGCTTGTTCAGTACGCTGCTGACAATAATATTGAAGTTGATCCTAAATCAACAAAGGCTGTTATTCTACAAACTATTCAATCCGCAGGTTAATAAATATCAATAAACAACCTAGGGATGTCTTATGTTATTATTTGATCAGTTGTTTGATGATAACTTTGTTCTTTATGCAGCTAGGCACTATTACAAGCCTAACTGTATAGACGCAGAAGAGTTTTACGAAGATTTGAAGAGATTCAAATATCTGAAAAGACTTATCAATCGTTATGAAGAAACAGGTGTGTTGTCGGAGAGGTTGATGTTAAATCACATTATAGTAATATTTAATGTGTTTGATATTCAACCAGGGTTAAAGATGTTAGAGTTTAAAATAGAAAAAAAGTATTGGCCAATCATAAAGCCATTTCTTGTTTTTCTAAGATATATTAAAAATAATCAATATACAGACATTCAAATGGATAAGAATGTGGTTGAGAAGTTAAGGGAAATATAATGGGAATTATTAAACAGGCTGCTGATCTTGTTTACACTTTCAGATTTCTCAGACTTCTCACCACAAAGTTTGAGGACACTGATGCATATAAGCATGGTATCATTGATCAAGAAGGTAACCGTCTCAAATCGTTTGATCTGAATACAACTACCAATAGAGATCTTTATAAAGATTCGTATACACCATTTCACAGACTCGTGTTCAACATTAAAAAGTTGATGGCTAAGGCTCCAGGTGGAGGATCCACAATAGCGTCTTATGCTGCTGCTCTGTATCTCTTAAAAGAAAAGTATGGTATTACAGAAAAGCAGATGATCAAAGATCTTGGAATCGATCCACTAGACTTTCTAGCAGAACAATCACAGTGGTTTGTTCTAGAAGACAAAAAACTTTCTCCTGGCAGTTATAAAGTTATGACTAGCAAACTTCTCAACAACACTTTGGAAGAGATGGTTTTACCAAGAGATAAGATTAGGGTAGCAGAAAACTGCTACCCAATTGGTGATTTATTTGGTCTTGACATTTATGAAGTGACTCATATTAGAACAAATCAACTAATCTATGTTACCATAAGCGAGCTAGCAAGATGAAGAAATCTGACCTACCAGAAGATGTTGCTGCTACATCTACAGCGAACATTCCAGATCCTAAGCAAACCGCGCAGGGACCGAGAGCAAAGCTGTTGTATATGTACGATCGCCGCCGCCGTAAAGACAAACCTCCAGTTATGTTAAAACGTTTCAGAAAGTATACAGATGGCTAAGCTATATATTGCAATCATCATCTTATCTATCATTGGCGGCGTTGGGGCAGGTGCATATCTGTACTATACAGACACTCAAGCTCGTATCGCTATTTTAACAGAGAACAACACAAAGCTAGAAATGGCTCTCGCTCAAAGTGAAGAAGCAGTAAAGTCTCTAGAAGCAAACATGGCGGCTGCTAATGAAGAATTAAAAAAGACAAATACAGCATTTGCTGAGATTCGTCGACAGAACAATAGACTATCACAAAAACTAGGTGATATGGATCTTGGTGCAATTGCTGTTGAAAAACCCGATAGTATAGAAAGAGCTATCAATAGAGGTACTGTCAATGCAGGTAGATGTTTTGAAATTCTATCTGGAGCACCCCTAACAGAGGACGAGAAGAATGCAAAAGATGGTGAAACTTTCAACAAAGAGTGTCCTTGGCTTTGGCCTGGTCCTACTACTGGCGGGATGTCTGGGGAGTCAGCAACCTCAGAAAATTGAGGTATCGTCTAAACCTCTTGATAAACCTAAGCTAGAACTGCCACCTGTAGATGAAGTATATCTACGTAAAGTGGAATGGGTTGTTATTACTGAAGAAAATATGGATCAAAAGATTGCTGAGTGGAAGAAACTTGGCAAACCAGTAGCTTTGTTTGTTCTTGATGGTGAAGGGTATGAAAATCTTGGATTGAATTTCTCTGACATTCGTGCGCTGGTTCAACAGCAAAAGCAGATTATTATAGCATACGAGAACTACTATAAGCAAGCTGAAAAAGCTATGGAGAAGGCAGTAGTTCCTTCTGAATAACGCTGTAAAATAAAAATATTATTACACTGATTTTACATGTAATTTCCGGTTTTCGGATCCGTCAAAATCCTATATAATCCTACCAATAAACAACTAAGACGCACTGCGCGCAGGGAGTACGTTTCTGCGCTTTTAATAACTTTTTGCCAAGAGGTCACAAGAATGGTAGAACTCAAAGTCGTTCCTTTTAATAAGGACAAAGACACACGAGCACTCTTATCCCAATCAAAATTCTACGAAGGATACTCCCGTTGGGATGATAATAAGAACAGATACGAGACATGGGAGGAAGCGGTCACTCGTGTTATGAATATGCACCGCGGATTCTATAAAAACAAAATGACTCCCGAACTTTCTCAGCTTATGGACGAGGCTGAGTCTCTTTACAAGCTGCAGTATGCACTAGGTGCACAACGAGCTCTGCAATTTGGTGGCGATCAGCTACTTAAACATCAGATGCGTATGTATAACTGTACATCAACATATGCAGATCGTCCTCGTTTCTTCTCTGAGCTATTCTACGTTCTACTATGTGGTGCTGGTGCTGGCTTCTCTGTTCAGTATCATCATGTAAATAAACTTCCTAGCATTGCTGAGCGTAAGAAGCAAGCAAAAGGTTGGGTTGTGGAAGACTCTATTGAAGGTTGGGCAGATGCACTTGGTGCACTTCTTTCTTCATACTTTATTGGTGGCGGTCAATTCCCTGAGATGGAAGGCCGTAAAGTTTATTTTGACCTTAACCAAGTTCGTCCGAAAGGCGCAATGATTTCTGGTGGGTTTAAAGCACCTGGTCCTGAGCCTCTTCGTAAAGCCCTAGATAAGATTGAACATCTTATTCAATCGAGGGTCCTTAAAGGTGAGAATCGTCTACGTCCTATTGATGTCTATGACATTGCTATGCACGCTGCTGATGCTGTTCTGGCCGGAGGGGTTAGACGCTCTGCTACGATCTGCCTATTTTCTGCAGATGATGAGGAGATGATTAATGCTAAAACTGGTAATTGGTTTATTGATAATCCTCAGCGTGGCCGTTCTAATAATAGCGCTGTTATTGTTAGAGATGAGATCACACGTGAAGGCTTTAAACGAATCATGGCCTCTATTAAAGAATTTGGAGAGCCAGGTTTCTACTTTGTCGAAGATAGAGATTTCACTACGAATCCTTGTGTTGAGATTGGAATGTATCCTCAATTCAATGGAGAGTCTGGATGGCAGGGATGCAACCTTACCGAGATCAACGGAGGAAAGTGCACTTCCAAAGAAGAGTTCTTCAAAGCCTGCCGTGCAGGATCAATCCTCGGAACCCTTCAAGCCGGCTACACA